CACCGGGACTTTGGCAGTAGCTCGTGGTGGAACAGGAGCAACAACATTAACTGCTAATAACGTAATCCTTGGTAACGGAACGTCTGCGGTTCAGGTTGTGGCTCCAGGTACAAGTGGCAACATACTTACTTCAAATGGAACTACATGGACTTCTGCTGCTCCTGCTACTCCTTCTGCTCCCGCGGCCCTGTCAACAGCCTCTGGTTCTGCTCCGTCTTATTCCGCAAGGGCATGGGTAAACTTTAACTCTGTCCCTCTTACTGGTACTTACTCCCAGACCGGCACAACCGTTACCGTGACAATTACTGCTCATGGACTTGCAACGGGTCAAATTGCAAATCTTGATTTCACTACCGGTACATCTGTTGATGGTTCCTATACTGTTACTGTTACTGGGGCGAATACATTTACTCTTACTCAAGCATCAAGAACTACTTCAGGTAACGTTACACTAAGAAACTCTATTCGAGCAAGTGGGAATGTATCTAGCATTACGGACGTTGGTTTGGGAATTTTTACTATAAATTTTACAACTGCTATGTCCGATACATACTACGCAACTTTTATAACCGCAAACAGTTTTAGCAACACTAATGCAAATATTTTAACTGCAATACAAGGGTCTGCAGCCGCAAACTGGGCAGGTGTTAATAATAAAACAACATCAGCCATAAACATTATGTGTGCAGATTCTGGAAGTCCAACTACTCTAGTTGATCCTTTTGATGTAAACGTTGCTATTTTTAGATAATCGGAAGCCATAAAATGAGTAAAACAATTATTTATCCAAATGACGAAGGAGGCGTAAGCATCATAATCCCCGCTGATTGTGGCCTCACTATTGAGGAAATTGCTATGAAAGACGTGCCACAGGGTAAACCATACAAGATTGTAGATGTCTCTGATATTCCTTCAGATCGTACTTTTAGAAACGCATGGGAGTATACAGAGTGATTACGATTAACTTAGATAAAGCCAAGCACATTGCTCACGATAAGCGCAGGGCTGCTAGGTCTACTGAGTTTGCTCCATTAGATATTAAGGCTACTATCCCGGTAGAGGCGCAAGCGGCAGAGGCGGCAAGGCAGATTATCCGTGACAAATACGCAACGATGCAGACAGCAATTGATGGAGCTGCTACCGTAGACGAGATCAAGGCTGTAATGCCACAGGCAGGCTCAAATGGCAACTGAGCACATGAGTGAAGCAGCTAAGACCACAGCAGATGCACTGTCTGTTGTGACTGTCATTGGCACACTAGCAGAGATACTACCTGCTGTTGCTGCTCTGTTTACTATTGTTTGGACTGGTTTTCGGATCTATGAAACTGAAACAGTTAAAGGATGGTTGGGTAAGAAATGAGCAGAAAAGTATCCGCTGTTAAAACTAAGACAACGACTACCAAGGAAACTATCCTTACGGTTCCTACCAAGAATACTGGTCTTTGGCAGTTAATGTATATCATTAGCCTTACTGGTAACGATACTCCAAAGGTCTACTGGTACGACTCTTCTACTAACACTGAGTACTTTATTGTTGGTGGTAAGAACTTAGGTGCTGGTGAGTTTATTAGATTAGATGGACAAGCAGAGGTAGTAATGCAAGCTGGTGATGAGATTCGAGTACAAAACTCTAGCACTAATACAGTAACTTACATAGCTACTGTAGAGTTCATGCCTGAGATGACAGTTCAGTTCCAATTCTAAGGAGATAGTATGAAGATGACTAAAGGACAGAAGAAGGTAGGCAAGGTAATGAAAGAGTATAAAGAAGGCTCTCTTCATAGTGGTAAGGGCGGTCCAGTAGTAAAGTCACGCAAGCAGGCTGTAGCGATTGCTATGTCTGAGGCTGGTATGAAGAAGAAGAAAGCTAAGAAAATGAGTACTTATCGTGACTACTAAACCAGGGCTGTATGCCAACATCAATGCGAAGCGTAAGCGGATAGCTGCAGGATCTGGTGAGAAGATGCGAAAGGTCGGCTCTAAAGGCGCTCCCACAGCTAAGGCATTTAAACAAGCTAAGAAGACTGCGAAGAAATAATGGTAAAGAAGGTATATCAGAACCCAGAAGGTGGCTTAAACGCCAAAGGTAGAGCATACTTCAAGAACAAGGAAGGCGCTAACCTGAAGCCTCCAGTGTCTTCTAAAGAGGCTGCAAAGTCTCCTAAGAAGGCTGCTAGGAGGAAGTCTTTCTGTGCTAGGATGAGTGGTGTACCAGGACCTATGAAGGATGAGAAGGGTAGACCCACCCGTAAAGCATTAGCACTAAGGAAATGGGACTGTTAAATGGCTAACAAAACTTATATCGAATTAGTCAACGATGTGTTGATCAGGCTTCGTGAGAACGAGGTTACTTCCGTCAATGATACTTCTTACTCAAAACTAATTAGCAAGTTCATTAATGACGCTAAAAGGCAGGTAGAGGATGCATACAATTGGAATGCTCTGTCTGAAACTATTACTGTCTCTACTACTGCTAATCTCTTTAACTATGTCCTCACTGATGCTGGCATTCGATTTAGGATCTTTGATGTTCTAAATGACTCTAGTAATTGGTTCCTAAACAACGCTTCAACTCAAGAGATGGATGCTTGGTTTCTGGTTGACACCCCTGAGTATGGGCCTCCGCGCTACTATAACTTCAACGGTGTAGACGCTAACGGTGACACACAGGTAGACTTGTATCCCATCCCTGATGCTAACTACATCATTAACTTTAACGTCATTAAGCCACAAGCACAGCTAGTTCTTAACTCTGACGCTATCAAGGTTCCTGACGAGCCTGTAATATTCTTGGCCTATGCTAAGGCGCTGGCAGAGCGTGGTGAAGATGGTGGACTTAGTAGCTCTGAGGCTTACGGCCTGTATCAGACATCCTTAGCAGACCATGTGTCGGTTGAGGGCAACAAGTATCCTGATGAATTTACCTGGACACCTACTTAATGGCATCTTCTTCACAAACAGCTAGTATTGCAGCACCAGGATTCTTTGGACTAAACATCCAGGAGTCTGCAGTATCGTTGTCTTCTGGCTTTGCGCTAGAGGCTAACAACTGCGTTATTGACCGCTATGGTCGTATAGGTGCTCGTAGAGGCTGGACACCTGTAAACTCAGCAGTTAACACAGACTTAGGCGCTGCTAACCCAGTAGAGTTTATGTTTGAGTTAACAGACAATGGGTCTAGTCAGTTCCTCAGTGCTGGTAACAACAGACTGTTTACTGGCACTACAACCATGACTACTAAGGCTGTTCGTAATCAGGCTAACAATGCAGATTTAACATACACGATTACTGGCAATAACTGGCAGGGCGCTGCTATGCCATACGGTGACGGGGTTGATGCAGAGCCTCATGCCTATCTAGTCCAGACTGGTCACCCTATGCTGACCTATCATCGTATGCCTACTTCGGGTTCTGGTGCTACCTTCACAGTCTCGACTGTCTCTAGCGGTGCTATCACTGGTTTGACTATAACTTCTGGCGGTGCTCTTTACAACGTAGGTGATGTTCTAACTTTGTCTGGTGGAACCACCGCTGCTACCGTGACAGTAGCTACGTTGTCTGGTAGAGCTATAGCTACTGTTACGATTACTACTGGTGGTGCTGGTTATTCAGTCTCAAATACCTTAACTAGCACAGTAACAACTAATGCTGATCCACATTCTCACACAGGCGCATATGGCTTCCAGAGGCTCGGAGACATAGGATCAATTCCTTTGGGGTATTCTGTTGGTGACTTTTCTCCTAACTGCGCTTTGGCGGCTTATGGACGTATCTGGGTAGCAGACATAGCAGGAGACCCACAGACTGTTTACTTTAGTCGCTTACTGGATGGATCAGACTTCCAAGGTGGAGACTCAGGCTCTATATCCTTAAACACTGTCTTTCCTAACACAGACAAGATAGTAGCTATTGCAGCGCACAACGGATTCCTTATTATCTTTGGTCGTAATAACATTGCTGTCTATGCTAACCCGATAGATGTCACTACCTTAGTTTTAGCAGACTATATCCCTAATGTTGGGTGTATTGCTAGGGACTCTGTTCAGAGTACTGGTACGGACATTATCTTCTTGTCTGATTCTGGGCTTAGAAGTTTTCAGAGGATTATTCAGGAGAAGTCCTTGCCTATGCGGGATATCTCTAAGAATGTACGAGATGAGTTGATGATTAGTGTAGCCTCTGAGACAGCAGCTAATATTAAGTCTGTCTACTATGACAGGGATGCGTTCTACCTACTTAGTTTGCCCACCTCAAAGTCAGTATACTGTTTTGATATGAGAGCGCCTCTGCAGGACGGGTCTGCTAGGGCTACGACTTGGAGTTCTATAGAACCTAAAGCCTTTATTGTGACTAATTCTAAGGACCTGTACATTGGAAAACCGGGGTATATTGGTAAGTACTTTGGACATACGGATAATGGGTCTAATTACCAGTTTAGTTACTATACCAACTACTTTGACTTTGAGCAGCCCTCTGTTGAAAAGATTATGAAACAGATTGGGTTTGTGGCTATTGGCGGTTCTAACCAGAACGTAGCTGTCAAGTGGGGTTTTGATTATAACGAAAATTACTTTGCTTTTACGAAAAAGCTTGACACTTCTGTAGTTTACGAGTATAATATAGGGGAGTACAATATTGCTGAGTTCTCAAACGGTATTGTTCTAGACAAGTTTAAGGTACAGGCTGGTGGCAAAGGCGCTGTTATACAGATTGGACTTGAGGCTGAGATTAATGGGAATCCTATCTCTATTCAAAGGATAGACGTATATATTAAACAAGGAAAACAAATATGAGTAACTATGTAAAAGCGACTAACTTTGCTGTTAAGGACGGCCTAGCCTCTGGTAACCCAGCCAAGATCATCAAGGGAACAGAGATCGATACTGAGTATAATGCTATTGCCTCTGCTATCTCGTCCAAGTCTGACATCAATAGTCCTACCTTTACAGGTACTCCAGCAGGACCAACGGCTTCCTTTGGAACAAACACTACGCAGCTAGCTAGTACAGCCTTTGTGCAAAGTGCTATTACTCCTTTGCTTCCTGCTGGTTTAATTCTACTATGGTCTGGTTCTCAGGCCAGTATTCCTTCTGGATGGGTACTCTGCGATGGGGCAAACTCAACTCCAGACCTTCGTGGTAGGTTTGTTATTGGTGCTGGTTCTCTTGCTGCAAGTGCTACAGGAACTGCTGGAGCCTCTGTAACTGGTTCTATCTCTGGAACCACACTTACGGTGAGTGGGGTAACCTTTGGTACACTAGCTGTAAACGATGTTGTAAGCCACGCCTCCATACTTCAGACAGCTTTAATCTCTGGGTTAGGAACAGGAACAGGAAATACAGGAACTTACACACTAACCTACACAGGCTCAACTTCCTCGTTTACTGGTTCTATTGCAGGAACGGTACTAACTGTAACCGCAGTTTCTGCAGGGACGATTATTACTGATCAGGTTCTAACTGGTGGGTCTGTTACTGCAGGTACTAAAATTGTCAACCAGCTTACTGGAACAGCAGGAGGTATTGGTACTTATACAGTAAGTGCTAGCCAAACACGAACCTCAGCTAGTTTGACTGGTACTTATACTTTAACAAGCACAACCTTAACTATTAACTCTACAATCCTACGAGTTTCTGCTGTTGCTTCTGGAACTCTTGCTGTTAATCAGTTCTTAACAGGAACTGGTATTGACTTTGGTATCCAAATTACAGCACTTGGTACAGGTACTGGAGGAGCCGGTACATATACATTAAATAATGGTGATGCTTTTGCAAGCACTACTATCTCAGCTTCTGGCGGGGTAGTAACTGTAGGAGCTACTGGTGGTTCTGCTAATTCTACAGTTGTAAGTCACACCCACACAGCTACATCAGGAGTTACTGATCCAGGTCACTTGCATACGATTGGAACTGCAGATGGTAACTTTCCGGGTACGTCCACATATCCTGCAAAACGGCAAGACGTATCAACTGCAGATGGCTCATACAATTCAGGGTCACAAACAACGGGAATTACTGTATCAACAACAGTTGCGTCTGCAGGTTCTTCAGGTACTAACGCTAACCTGCCACCGTACTATGCCCTTTGCTACATTATGAAGACCTGATGTACAAGTTTCCAGTAGTAAATAGACAAGAATATATAATGTACTTGGAGTTGTTTAGTAACTTATACTGGCTTCATACCGATGTGTTTAAGTGGTCAGCAGAAACAAAGAAACATTATATTAAAGATTTAGACCAGCTTCAATCACTACTCAATGCTCCTTTGTATGGCTTAGTAGATAATGATAAGTTAGGTAAGTTTGGAGAAACACTAGGCTTTAAATTTATTAATAACATAGTAGGAATTGACGGTACTACTAATCAGGTTTATATTAGGAGTTTATAATGGGTAAGCAGATAGGTAAATTTATTGGGGACATAACAGGGGCTAATGCAGCACGAGATGCTGCTAATATATCAGCTCAATCACAGAGAGAAGCTGCCCTAGCGTCAGTGTTCCGTCCTGTTGGGATGACCTCTAGATTTGGTACATCTAAGTTTGGATATGAAACCATTGGTGGAATACCTAGAGTATCTTCTGCTGAGTATACCATAGCTCCAGAGCTAAAGTCTATTCAGGATCAACTCTTTGGTCTAATTCCTTTTGCTTCTCAACAGGCCGCTGATGCACAACAAGCTGCTCAACAAGTGGGAATGGGCGGTCAACAACTATTTGGTTTAGGGCAGCAATACTTAGCTCAGTCCCCTGAGATGGCTCGTCAGCAGTTCTTTAATGAGCAGATGGCCTTGTTAGCTCCTGCTAGGCAGGCTGAAGAACAGCGACTAGCCTCCTCTGTCTTTGGTCGTGGCCGTGCTGGTTTAACAGTAGGAGGGGCGCAGCCTGAACTATCTACCTTAGCAGGCGCTCGTAGGATGCAAGAGCTACAGCTAGGTGCTCAAGCAGAGCAGGCAGCACAGCAAAGACAAATGTTTGGTTCTGGTCTGATGAGTCAGGGCCTTGGTTTGTTTGGTCAGCAGTACGCTCTTCCGGGTCAGGCGCTTGCTCCGCTACAGTCTTACCTTGGTACTATCGGTACTATCGAAGAGATGGGTCAGCAGCCTCTACAGCTTGGTCTACAGATTGGTGGAGCCGCTCAACAAGGTGCTTCTGCTGCTGCAAGCCTACTCAGTCAGGCTGCTCAGACTCAGTACGCTGGTGCAAAAGATGCTGCAAGTATTAACGCACAGTTTCTGGCTGGGTTGTCACAAGGCGCTGGTTCTGCATTTGGTGGTGGAATGAAAGCATCAGACATAAGGACTAAAGAAAACATTAAGCAGGTTGGTAAACTTACTAACGGTTTAAATGTTTATCACTATGAGTATAAACCAGAGTTCAAGGATAGTCCGTATGGTGGCCATGGTGTATACATTGGTGTGATGGCCCATGAGGTAGAGAAGATTATCCCAGAGGCTGTGTTCACCACAGAGTACGGATACAAGGCTGTTGATTATAGTTTGATTTACTAAGGATAATATATGGCTAAGACAGGCGTTTTTACACAGATACTTGGATACGATCCAGAAGAGCGTAAGCGTAGAAGGCAAGAGGAGGCAGCCAGAGTAAGTGCTTCGTTGTTAAGTGGAGACCCTTATCGGTCTATTGGGTTTTCTATTGGTCAGTTATTTGGAGCAGGTGCTAATAAATTATTTGGATCAGAAGATCCTGAAGTTACGTTCCAATCTACTGTCCGTGGGGCTATATCTTCAGCTAGTCAGAACTATGAAGCAGGCTCTGCAGATTACTATAAAGCAGTAGCAGCTTCTTTACCTCAAACTTCTGAATATGCTAACTCTATTGCAACAGCAAACGAACTGGCTCAAAAGGCTGGACAAGAAGAGGAAAAACAGTTTAGGGATACCACAAAGTTTGTAGCAGATAACCCTGAAGCCTTAACTAGTGAAGCCCAGAAGTTAAACGCTCGTATTGCTGCTAAGTTACGGGCTGCTGGTGTTGACCCTACACAGCCTTTATCTCGTGTTAATGAGATGGGAGTTGCTGAGCCAATTGACCCTGCTTATTCAGAAAAAGTTAATCAGTTTGTTCAAGCTTTGCCAGAGACACAAAGGTTAAATGCTTTGACGCAAGCAGCCTCTCGTGGTGCTATGAAGCTGGATATGGACTTAAATAAACCAGAGTCTATGTCTAAGATAGGCTTTGCTGCTGATGACGGTCAGGCTGTATACAGGGTAGGAGACCAGCAGTTTAAGTTAAGTGCTGGAGGACAGAGAACTCCTTACTTTGGCGGTTTCCGTAAAGAAGGTGCTGATATCACCATTAATACCCCCAAAGAACGATTTGCAGTTTTAGCTCAGTTTCAAACGGCAATAAAAGATATCAGTAAACAGGTTATTCCATTAAACAGGGCTATAGAACTAAACTCTAGAAAAGATAGTCCTTTATCGGCAGCGGCGTTAAAGCAAGAACTAGGTTCTGCCTTTGGAGATTCTCAAAAAGCGGCATCAGAGATATCAGCTTTAGGAAACACAGGAGCGTTAGATACTCGTATTGCAGGTCGTATTTCTAGTTTCTTAACAGGTACTGGCGTAGCTCCTCAAAAGGCTGACATTGATGCAACATTAAAAGCTCTTAGAACTAACGTGCTAAAGCCCCAATATGACTCAATTGCAAGCACATATAGGGCTGCTGCTAATGATGAAAAGGAAGCTAACTTATTGTTTCCTCCTTTTGAAAAACAGTTTGCACTGACAAGAGGGCTTGAGCCAACAGCACCAGCTACTGTCCCGTTATCCAAAAAGCAGCAGGCAGATCCAAACTATGCGGAAGGTTCTGTATTTACAAAACCAGACGGTAGCGTATATATAGTTCAAAAAGGCGCTCTAGTAAAACAAAAGAAAAAGGAACAATAAGAATGGGTGATGATTTCTTTGCTGATTTAACTCCTGTTCCTAGGCCCAGAAGTGTTATGGGAGACTTGCCCGAAGACGAAGAAGAGCGTCTTAGAAGGCAAGGTAGTCCCGGCGCTGCAGTAACTGCTGGAGGCCCCGGTTTTGTGGCTGTAGAGCCTGACGTAGCTCCTACTAAGGTAGACTTTGGTGATTACGTTGCTAATAGGTTAAAACTAGGATTCAGTAATCTTGTTACTTTGCTGTCCTCAAGTGAGGCTGAAAAGCAAGTCCTAAGAGGTGGTCAGCCTTACTTTGGCTTTGAACCTGCTACTCAGCCTGACCTGCCTACACGAATGTTTGGTGCTGGTCTTGAAGCAGTTCCTATGGTAGCATTACCTCTTCCATTAAGAGGCGCTTCTTTGTTTGCTCCTGGTAGGACAGGCGCTATAACTGGTGCTTTTGGGGCTGGGATGGGAGCAGAGCTTCTTGGCAGCGTTGGTCAACAGGTCGCTGGAACACCCGGACGAGTAACAGGCGAGTTGGTAGGAGGAGTAACTGGTGGAGGAACAGGTCAAATACTAGGAGACCTTGTTAGCGGTAAGCTCATCTCTATTGGATCAAACTTCTATCGTTCTATGATGAAAGATGTGTCAGATGCTGTTGGTCCTGAGAATATGAATAAGATTCTTACGGCTGCTAATGCACAGCAAATGGAACAACTGCTTAAAGAAAACCCCCAGATGGTGGAACAGTTAGCTAGGGTTCAACAGTTAAAACAGTTTATTCCTGGCTTTGATCCTAATCTCTATCAGGCTACTGGAGCAACAACGGCTGGTACTAGAGCACGGGCTGCCCTTGAGCGTAGACCAGAACAGATTCCTGAAGTAGAAAAACAAACTATTGCTAGTCAAATGGCTATCAAGAACAAAGCTGCGGAGCTATTTCCGTCCTCGTCTTCATCCTATGTGTTTGCTGGTAGGCAGTTAGACCGTACAGCGGCTGCTCTGGCTACTTTGGTAAACTCAGCAGATGATGACATACAAAGACTATCTTCACAGTTTGTAAAGACTGGTGCTCAAGACTTAGGTGCTCAGATTCGTTCTCGTTATACTAGCCGCAGGGAAGCTACTCGTCAATCTTTTGACACTCAATATGACGCATTAGACGCAGAAGCTTCTTCTAAGAATGTAAATCTAAAGCCAGCACAGACTGAATCTATTTACAACTTTGTCACTGGCAATAGAGAAGTGTTTGAACAAAACCCACAACTCTTTAAACTTGTTGGTGATGCGTTTGCTCCTCAGAAAGTTGGAAGTGTAAGTATTCTTGGTCCAGATGGTCTTCCTATAACTGAAAACAAACCAGCCTTTGGCTCCACATCCTTTAAAGATGTTCGGTCACTCTATAGGCAGATCAATAAAGATTTGTATGCAGCAGAAATGGCGAACTCTCAAGGTGTTCCTGGGGCTGGTAGACAGGCTATGCTCTTGGGTGACTTAAAGACTCAAGTAAAATCACAGATTGATTCTCTTCCAGAAGACATCAGAGACAAGTTCTATGGTCTGAATGCGGCCTATGACCGTGACTATCGTGAAGTATTTAAGCGTGGTCTTGGTGGTCTATTAGGAGCAGAGACCAGGATGGGTGTTCGTGTCAAGGACGAGGATGTAATTGATAAACTGGTCAAACCATCCAATGTCGATGACTTCTTTAAGATATTTGGAGATAATGAGGAAACACAAGAGTATCTTAAGGCTGGTTTAATTGACAAGTTCTTAAAAGCTCCTTCAGCTTTAAATGCCGATGGTACAGTAAATCAAACAGCTTTGCGTAACTTCATGCGTACTAATGATGGTGTTGTTAGGAAGATCCCAGCACTACAGGACTTTCTGTCCAATACCGAAGGTGCGCTGGCTACACACCTTGCTAAGAAGAATGCTGCTCTGGAGGGAGAACAAGCTCTGGAAAGGTCTGCTCTTCGTGCAATTACTAAGCGTCAAGATTTAGAAAAGGTGTTTGCCACCACTCAGGCAGGGGCTTTTGAGGACCTGGATAGGCTGGCAGCTATTACAGCAGCGGCTAAGTCTGATCCTACTGGCAGGTCACTAAGGGGAATGCAAGGAATTATGCTGGATCGTGCTATAAACTCAGCAGATCCTGTCAAGTTCTTTCAGGATAATAAACTAGCATTTACTCGTGCTTTCGGTAAAGAACAGTTTAATCAGGCTTCACAGTTGGTAGAAGCTGCTCAACTACTAACAAGAAAGCTTAATGTTTCACCGCCAATACAAATCCTTGAGGGAGACGTTCTTCAGCAGATGACTGGTACAAGCGGTCCGGGTATTATGTCTACAATTCGTAGGCCAATTGTGTCTGCTCCTCAGAAAGCAGCTATTTTATTCTCAAGGTTCTTTCAACAAAAAGGAATGGAAGCAAAGGATAATGCTTGGATTAATTTGTTTAAGGACCCTGATGCTGCCAAAGAAGCCTTAAAACAAGTTAAAATTATTAACACAGACGCTGCTACAGACAAGGCTAAAGACATTGCTGCCGGGGTTTTAAACACTGTTATGGGTAGAGTTGGTGTGAATATCTATCGTGCTGGGGTGGTAACTGGAATGGCAGAATCCCGTCCTGAACAGGTGCTTCCAGAAGAAGAAGATTTTTTTAGTGATCTTACACCAGTAAGGTAAACCATGAGTGAACCAGTAACACAAGCTGCCAAGGCTGCTGTCTCTGGCATTAGAGAAGCTTTAGCCGTAGGTAAGGAGATAGAGGCTGTTACTAAGGACATTCAAGACCTTGGTAAGTCTGAGATCCGAGCCAGAGATGCCTACCGCCGTAAGCAGAAACAGAGACCATCTGATACTTCTGTCTTCTCTGCTGTTGAGGAGTGGCGAGGAGTATATGAAATCAAGAAGCTACAAGACGAACTAAAGCAGGACATAATCGAGAAGCATGGTCAGACTGCTTGGGCTGAGGTAGAGGTTATCCAGCAGAGAATCCTTAAGGACAACAAGGATTTAACTGATGAGTTTGGTAGAGATATACGGAAGCTTGCACTGCTTAAGTGGTACTGTTTTATGACTGCTTTCATCCTAGTTAGTTTTGCCTACGTCATGGGCTATAAACCTTAAGGAGTTACTATGTTATCCCTTCTTTCCTCTGCAGTTGGTTTCCTAGCCTCTGGCCTGCCCCAGGTACTTAGCTTCTTCCAAGACAAGGCTGACAAGGCTCAGGAGTTAAAGCTTGCCCAGATGCAGACTGAGCGTGAACTAGCCCTGGCAGAGAGGGGCTTCTTAGCCCAGCAGAAGGTCGAGGAGATCAGGACTGACCAGATTGCCCTCCAGACCGATGCAGACCGTCAGAGCGCCGCTTTAGACCACGACAAGGCTATTATGGCTCGTGCGTCATCGTGGGTGGTTAACCTGAATGGAATAGTACGCCCAGCAGTTACCTTTATCTTTGTCCTAGAGCTAGTGATGATTAACATAGCACTGACCTACTTCCTACTGCGTGGTGGGCTTGGTAGCATGGACGTGGATCAGTTCATCGCAGCCACTGATGTCATCTTCTCTGAGGATGAGATGGCCTTACTGTCTGGAATCATTGCCTTCTGGTTTGGTTCTCGTCAGTGGGGCAAGAAGTGAAGGTAAGCAAGGCTTGCATAGAAGGTATTAAGAAGGATGAAGGAGTAAGGACAAAACCTTACCGTTGTCCAGCCCTGCTGTGGACCGTGGGTGTTGGGCACGTCATAGATCCTAACCACATAAGGACACCATTCAATGAACGCAAAGGACTTAGTATCCCTGATGGGTGGGATAGAGTTTTGTCAATGGCTGAAGTGGATAGAATCCTCGCAGAAGACTTGGCTACATTCGAGCGAGGTGTTCTTAGACTATGCCCTAAAGGACTTACCCAAGGTAGGTTCGATGCCTTGGTTAGCTTTAGCTTCAATGTGGGGCTGGGAAACCTGCAAAGATCCACGATAAGGATGAAGCATAACAGAGGCGAGTATGAAGCTGCTGCTGATGCTTTCCTTGCGTGGACCAAGGCAGGCGGTAAAGAACTTCCTGGCCTAGTTAAGCGCAGGAAGCATGAGCGAGAGATGTACTTAATCCCAACTGAAGAGGATTCTGAGGAATAAGACATCAACTACTAGGTAGTTTGTTCCCTCCTCTGGATCTTGTACATACTCTGCTCCACACATAATACCACAGATAAAGTTTAGTTCGATCATCATATTTCACAGTGCCCCGCTACGCAGGCTAGGGTCTGCGCTCCCTCTACGTTGTCATCTTCTTCCTTAAGATTCTCCCATATAATATCTTTAGGCATCTTAGATAGAAGCTCCTCATACTGCTCTTTAGTACACTCCTCGTATGGTGCTTGACGATAAGAGCCTCCATCCCAAGGCAGGAATGAGATACCACTAAGCTCATCGAAGTTCCTCCACACCCAAGCTCCTACGTCCATCCACTCGTCTTCCTTGACAGAGATAGTCACAGAAGGCTTATGCTCACACCAGTGACGCTGATACATGAGCCATAGATCAAGGTGCTGCATAGCTGTCAGATCATCACGAGTACGAGAAGACTCTGGTGCTTTGACTGGGAATGAGAAGACTGCTGTGTTGTCTGGCCTCATCACACAGTCCTCTGTAGGTACGCCTGAGTCTGTTAAGAACTGGGTCAGCGGGTCTTTCTTATCACCACGAACACGGCGAATATAATACTGACTATGTCGAGTATGAATACCAGAGGCGCTATTAACAAGTTGAGACACAGTGCCAGAAGGTTTAACACAAGTGATCGCAGCAGACACAGGAATTCCCAACTGTGCTGCAAACTCATTATTGGTATCAACGGAGACATCCCGTAAGTATTCAAGAGATTGCGTAGTGCTTTCACATACCCTCCCCATCCAAGGATTATCTAAGATACCAGTTAACGATACACCCAAGAGACGCTCATCCTCAGTGTTCTTCTGCCACACCTTACGCAGGTAAGGGAAGTGCGTCATAGTGCTCTGGAACGTGCCTAAGATTGTGGCGATGCGTACCTTCTTAGCCAAGTCTGCTACAGTGTCTTCTGCTCGGACAACAACCTCAGTAAGGTTGCAAAACTGGTAGGGACGGAGGATGATTTCTGAGCAGGGATTAGTACCGAAGTCGTAATCAGGATTCCTTCTTCCATTTTTTTTGCTTTGATTGACCGAGGCTTCTCTACTAAAAATCCCTCTTTCACCAGAGTGACTGTTATACAGGCTCGTCCACTCTTGCAGAAACTGTCCAATGTCTGGTTTAGAAGTGTAAGCTGCTGAGTTGTTAGCGAGTGCTCTGTGTCCATTTTGTTCCCACCAGTTTCCTGATTTACAAGACCGCATACGGTCATCCTCGAGGTCCGACAAGCTGATCATTGCAGATCTTCGTACTCCACCGACAACAACAACTTCCCCGATTTTACAGAGAAGATCATGACACTCGATTGATGTAAGTTTTCTACCCACTGCTCCCCTGAACTTGGCGATAGTGAACTTAAAAAGCTCATCCAAAGGTCCCGGACCAGAGGCACGTCCTCCAAAAGTTTTGAGTCTGGCTCCTGCAGGTCGAATTCTATTAAGATCGTATTTTGCAACTTCCCCAGAGTATAGTAAAGCGATGAGTTGGCGTAGTGCTTTGGCCCATCCTTCTTTTGAATCCGCAACCGAAATAGTAGTCTGAGAATCAAACAACTGATCCGGGACTTCAGG